TTGAGTTCTGTCGTGAACTACACCTGTAGATGCTGTTTTACTGATTAGCTGTACGTTGTTCTCTGAACGAACCGGACCGCTAAATGTTGTATTTGCCATGATTATATCCTCCTAGTTAATGAATACTGTCTCTAGGCCGTCGACTATACTCGTCAGTATTCTATTAATAATTGTATAGTGATGAATTTATATGTTATTTTTAAATAAAGTGCAAGAGATCCCTAGGAAAAAAATTGATTTTTGATAACACTTAAGTGGCTATCGAAACTTCGGCCTTGGCCTCGTCTATTTTGGTTTGAAGCGTTTGTTCTTCAAACTCTTTGGCAACAATCTCTTTAATAATTTCCCGAATTTTTTGGTCGATATGTCCCATATGCAAAGTATATCTACCTTCCTTCAGGTGCTCCTGTTGCCACTCTAACTCCAAGGACCTCTTTGTATTGTATAGGTCTTGCGTCATTTATAACCTCCTCATAGGTTATTCTTTTAGGAATATCTCTATACATTCCCGTTGATTCCCATTTTATACTCTTTTCTCCTAGCTTGTCAAGGATTGATTTTTCAATGGAAAGAGCATTATCCTCAGCTAAAACTTCAAATTTAGCATGATAATCGTATGCCCAGATATTTATGAGGAATTTTTTCATTTTTTCTTTCTATATTTAAAATGAGGCCGTTTTAAGGCGGCCTCATTAATTAGTTTAGGTTACGCACCTTCAACACCGAAGATACCTCTATAGTCGGATACTCCAAATGAATATCTTTCTCTAGCTTTGTATCTAACGTTGCCAGTATCGAAATCACCTTCCATAGCAGTTTTTAAAGCTGCTCTTTGGAACATTTTCATTCCGTTAGGCACGTCAGTAATAATATACCAACTGTCTGTATCTGTTAAGAAATTGTTCACTCTATATCCTTGAGGAACCATTCCCATAGACACAACAGCATTGATATCATTATCCGCTGTTCCAGTTCTACCTGGAGATTTCATCAATCTCTCAGCTGCAAACTGGTTAGCCGAAGGAACAATCATTTTCATTCCTCTAGCTGCTACTCTCAAGCCACGTTCGTCAGTCATTCCAGCAATGTCGATTAGACTCTGCTCTAATGATGTTTCGTTTAAGTCTGCTTGCGTAGTTAAAGTATTTTTAACTGCTGTTCCACTAACGGTTGTATGGTTAGTTGAAAACAGAGAAACTACTTGTTTCGCATTAGACATAGATCTTGCTAAAGCTTTTGTATATCTAGAAGCTAGTCTATCGTAGAGATTATCTTCGATAGCTTCTTCTGTGATTGCAAATGCTAAAGCAATTGTGTCATGAGTATAACGAGCAGTGTAGGTTTCTTGTGCTTCATCAAATGATACACCTGAACCTTCTGCCTTTGTTTGTGCGTTAGCGAATCCAGATAACATTACTTCCTCTTCGAAAGCTCTGTCACTTGATTCTGTAGTATAAATTTCAGAATGCTGATTTTCATACCTTTTGTACTCCAGGCCAAATAGTGCATTTAAACCTGGTTCTAGTTCTTTAACTAGTTGATGTCGTGATATTGCCATGTTTTTATGCTCCTATGCGCTATCAATGATTTCATTTAAGTTTTGAATAACATTCACTGAGCAATAAGCAGCTGTTAAATCCTCATTCTCAGGATCTTCAGCCACGCCCAAAAACTTCCATGTATCATTAGTAGCATGTGTAGATCCGATGTCCAAAGTTGCTGACGATCTTCCAGTCGCGGTACTTCCTGCAGTTGTATTAAACCCATAAGTTTCAAATAACTTCTCATGAGCTCCTGCAACAGTAGTCGCTACTGCATCATCCGTTCCACATCTGTAGATTTGGAAAGGATTGTCGTAAACAAACGCTTGTACATCTTCACTATTAGCTGGAGTAATACTTCCTGCATAGTAGTTAACCCAAGTCGGCTTTATAGTTGTAGCCGCATTGTAGAAAACTCCTTGCAAAACACCTAACGTTACTGCTGTTGCTGATCCTTGTGCACCCAATATAGATCCGGCTGCGCTGTAAACAGCTTCACCATTGTATATTGCAGTACTATCACCAGCATCTATCCAGTATTGACCATATCCTGCAGTTGCCGGGCCTTGCCCAAGCACTCTTGAAGGAATCAAGCCAAATCCTGCGCCATTTTTGTTAGCCATAGTTTTACTCCTTTTGTCCACCGAAGTGGACGGTTAATTTAAATCGATGATAGGGAATTGGTTGTTATCCCGAGAAAACTAAGTTTTCTTTGTACCACCGAAGGTTACACGAGTCTGCCTGTCAACGTCGATAGGCATACTTTTATGCTGCTCCTTCATTAAATCGTGTTCAACTGCTTGTTCCTGACCTTCTGCTTGTGCAGAATAATAATCAGTTCTTTGCTTCGCGATTTCTTCGGGTACCCTAGCCAGCACTAGGCCACCAACCCCAATCACTCCCTTGTATTTTCCATCTTGGACAACAGGATAATCAGAACCCTTATATTCATCGGCTCTCACCAATTCATAACCGGATCTTAATCTTCCAGAGATATTTTTAGTGTCTTGAAACCCTAAACTCTCTGCCCGTATCCATCTGTGCCTGAATCCATCAGGTGCAGGGGGTGCATCTAGAGATGATGGAGGAGTCCACACTTTTGGCCTTTCAGTTTCTTGCCGTGTTTGACTCGCACGTGAAGTTTTTGTATCTTCTTTTTTCATGTTACGCTCCTTCCGTGAGTTTTATTTGTTTTGCGTATTCTTCGAGTGGCACACCTAATTTTTTCGCGATAGCGACCTGAGAGGATGTGAGTCTCACAGTTTTGCGTCCAGGTCTTACGCTTCTCTGAGCTGAAGCAACCAACTGATTGGTTTTGGACGTTTGCTCTACATCACCACCTATAGCAAATTTATGCGGGAAGTCAACTTTTATTCTTTTATCTACTTCAGAATAATAACTATCCGATTTAGGATCAAATCCTTCATTTACCAAATCCTTATGAATTTCAAAGGCAGTAAATGTCATGGCTCTATCTTTACCAAACCATGTGTTTTTACTAGCCCAATCTTCCGCTTTAGGATCGGGATCAGGAAGTTCCTGTGGTGTTTGCTGTGGTAATCTTCCACCGTCTGAAAGTTGTTGAATAGGTCTCTCCTTTTCAACAGGCTCCGATTTTCTTTGCTCCAATTTAGCATTTTCAAATGCTAATGCAGCAATTCTTTTATTAGCTTCGACTTGACCTTCCGCGTTTCCTGATTCAATGGCACTTGCTAATTCTTTTTTAGCAGATTCCATTCCAGTTTTAACGTTTTTCTCAAATCTAGACCAATAATCAGTGTCCATTTTTTGAAATCGAGACTGATCTTGTTTTCTTTGATATTCTAAAGCTTGAGCATATTCAATAGCAGCGCCTTCTCTTCGTTCTGCTTCTCTCATTTTTCTTGTAAGTTTAGAGATACGAGCTTGAACGCCTTTACTATATTCTTCAAGTTTAGAATCTTCTTCTTTTGGTTCTTCTTTTACTGGTTCTTCTTTAACTACTTCTTTTACTGTTTCTTGTTCCTTGGTTTCTACTACTTCTTCCGTTTTTTCCTCAGGAATGGCTACATCCACTTCAGGTCCTGAAGTATCTATATCCACCTTTGGATCTTCTTTCTTTATCTTATTTTCTTCTGGCATAGTTGCCTCCTTCTATGTTAATATTTATGCAAGATATCTTTTGGATCCTTGATAGTTGCTAAAATTTCATCTTCATTCAACAACCTGATTTCTCCACCTTCAATTTGTATACGTGATCCTGCATAACGCGCAAAGATCACCCAATCACCAACCTTGCACCACGGACCTTCAGGATATCTCTCCTTATCCTTATAACATTGTGGACCCATAGCTAATACGTTTCCACACTGTGATGCAACTTGTTGTCTTTCTAAAGTATTTTCATTCATAATGATTCCACCTTTAGTTCTTTCATCCATTTTAAATGGTAAGACTACAAGTCTCCAACCTGTAGGTTTTGGTAATTTTTCGTGTTCTTCTTTATACTTTTCCGCTAAAGCTGGTCTAAGCTTTGGGTTTTCCTTCGTTAATGTCGACGACTGTTCCGTCATTTTGCTCCTTATGTTCTAGCAGGGAAGAGAGTTCCTGTTTAGTTGCCTCTAGGGCTGTTATTTGTCCAATAATATACTTATATGTCTCCATATTGTCAACCCCACCGGACGTTATGTTGAGTGACAATGCATTTATCTTACTATCTAAAGCTCTGCGTAATTTATATATTACGTTTTCTAAATTCATTAAACTAAATCTTTATAATATTTCTCATAACTTTCATTAGATGCATATTCATCACCTAATTTGCTTTTAATATGTGATCCAATGTATTTTTCCTTTGGAGGAAATACAAAATCTGTCTTTGTTTCACTTAATTTTTTCTCTGCTTTTTGTTTAACAGGGTTTCTTGAATTACCATTAAAGGGTTTATATCTTGGGTTTACCATTAGTCTTTTTTCTTAGAAGGTTTATCACCTTTTTTACCACTCCATTTTTTTACATAAGGAGCTACATGTGTTTTATATATACTTGCTTTTTGTTGAGGCTCTAATCCTTTAACGGCTTTTTTAAAATGCTCAATTACTTCTTTAGTTCCAGTTTTTTTAACTTGAGGTTTTGTACCTTTAATAGCTCCCCAAACTCCTCTTATCCATCCACTCATTTTTTTCCTCCATTACGAAATATTTGTGTTCCCTTTATACCAAAAATGCTGGCGCAGACAAGAATCCATAAATTTGTAAACCAGCTCGGCAATGCCGAAAAATGCTCAAAAAAGATTTTGATCTTTTCCATAGCCGCCGGATCGTCTGACCAGACTCCCCAGGCGAGCACTAAAATCGGGAGCGTTAAAATTGCAAGCACTACCTCGTCCTTGTAGTCGTTTTGACGGGCCTCTAAAAGTTTGCCCTGGTAAGCTTCCTCGCCTCGGGCCATCTTAGCTGCATGCATGTGCTGCGCATCAGCCATAGCCATTTTTGTCTCTTGACGCTTTTTGTATATGTGACTTCCAGCGTTTAAAGCAAGTTTAATTGCACTGAACCACATATTAGAACCAAGTTACTTTATACGGTTTTTTCTGTTTTGCTGGAACAGAATTTTCATCACCCTTAGCAATATAGTTTTTTCCTCTGATACTAGTTTTAGATCTAGGGTCAACTTCCTTCTTTTGCTCAGGAATCTTAAATTCTTTTCCACCTGTTTTATAATTCCATGCCATAATGTCCTCCTTTTATAATATTTTTGTTAATTTGGGAAATCATTTTATTTAGAACTTCCATTTCCCTTCGGTTTCATTCTTGCAAGTGTTAATCTATTCTCATTTGCCATTTCTTGCTTCTCCAATGAAGTATCAGCTCTTAATTCCGCTAATTCTTCGTCTTGTTCAAGCTTATCATCCGTAATATCTCTGTTTTGGACTAATTTAGCCTGATCAATTTCAGTTTTTTTCTGCATTTCTTGTTTTTTACGTTCATTTTCCATTGCTCTTAGATCAACTTCTCTAGATTTAAGTTTTAACAGTGGATCATGATCAAATTGAGACGTAATTTTCTTCTCTTCCTTCATAAAGTCTTCAGTCATTTCTGCAATCAACACTGCTTTTCGTGCTTCAATGGTTTGAGTCATCTGTTGTACCTGTTGTTGTGCTTGTGGATTAACCGCAGCTTGTTGTTGTAGCATTTGTAACTGTTGAATCTGTTCTCTGAACTCTAATTGTACTTGTTCTTGAGCCATTAGACTAATATGCTCTAAAATATTTTTCTGTAAAGCAGCCATGACCATTGGATTATTTCTAACCATGTTTGTTGACATAAAATTTAAGTGAGCTGTAACATGTGCTCTATGATCCTGACCAGGAAATGCTTGAAAAGGTTTTCCAGCTAATGCATCAATATGTTCTAGCGATGGATCTTTAGGTGCATTAGGCGCTGGTGGTGGTAATATTCTATCAATATCTTTTATTCCTAATGCTTCATACATTTTTCTAAATGCCATATACAAATTATGCATTCTTGGATTAGACATTGCTAATTGCAATCCGGTTTGTGCTAATGTCAGTCTTTGTGACATTGAAAATATATTTGGATCAGCAATTGGTAAAATATCTACTCTTTCATCAAAGTCTGTTACTTTAATATTTCTTTGTCCACCTACAACATCATATGGATATTCTGGTGGTAGATACTGAGCAAATACTTTTGCAAGTAGTTTAAATTCTTTTTTAAGTGCTGAGTATACTCTTTTATGGATTGCTGACATTACCCTTGAACCACGTTCTAAAAGAGCTACGGTCGTACCAACAGCGGCTTGTTGGTTCCCGTCCCCGACCTGCATGTCAGCAATGGACGCGAATCTCTGTCCTGCTGTAACTACAATTCCCATCAACTGC